AATATTTTAGCAGATGATAAACTCGGTTAGAAATACAGTGCTATCGGTGCTGAACAAGAATAACTACGGATATATCTCACCTGCCGATTTTAACTTGTTCGCCAAGCAGGCGCAGCTTGATATCTTTGAGGACTATCAGTATCAGTACAACTATCAGGTTAACGCGGAGAATGCTCGTCGTTCGGGCACAGCATTGGCAGATATTAAGAAGGGGTATGAGGAGGTTCTTAATACGTTTTCTCGATTTGATTTTTTAAGCCACATAGGAGGAAACAACTTTAATATGCCTAGTGCAACCACAACAGGGTTCGATTACTTTTTTGTTAATAATGTTTTTGTTTATACTACTCAGTTGGCATCGGGAAACTCTGATGCATCAGGTGCTTTTCAGCTAGTTGATGCTACTGCAGACTTTGTAGCTTCAGGTGTTGAGGCAGGTGATGCTGTAGTTAATGTAGCAACAAATAAAGGTGCAACAATACTTTCTGTTACAACAACTACATTGACACTTAGTGAGAGCATCTTCTTAGCAGCACCCGAAGGATATGTGGTGTATGATGGGCAATATGGTTTTAATGAGGCAGAGCGTGTGCTGAACGATAAGATTGTTTTGCTGAATCGCTCTTTGCTTACAACACCATCAACAATGTTCCCCGCTTATGTTCAGAACGAGGATATTTTTACGTTGTTTCCAAACACGGTAAATGACTTTGGTATGGTGAGATGTCAGTACCTAAGATATCCGAAAGACCCCAAATGGACGTATGTTAACTTGACGGGAGGTGAGCCTGTGTTTGACCAATCGCAACCTGACTTCCAAGATTTTGAGCTCCCGTTGGATGATGAGCCAACGTTGGTGATGAAGATTCTTCAGTATGCAGGTATGTCAATCAGAGAGCTACAAGCTGTACAGTTTGCTCAGGCTGCTGAACAGTATGATGACCAAGAAGAAAAATAATAATAGATGCCTTATATATCACAATATCAATATTACGAGAACAATGGTAACGTACCGGAGGATGCCAATTGGGGGTCGTATCAGTACGTTAGCTTAGAAGATATAGTAAACAACTTTATGCTAATGTACTCGGGCAACCACAACCTTGTAAACAACGAGGAGCGATACAAGGTGTTGTTTCACGCCAAGCGCGGTATACAGGAGCTGAACTACGATGCGTTCAAGGAGATTAAGATTCTTGAACTTACGGTTTGCAATACACTACGATACGTTCTTCCTTCTGACTTTGTGAATTGGGTTAGAATATCTGTATACAAAGATGGTATGCTATACCCATTAACAGAAAATATTCAAACCAATTGGAGTAGTGCATACTTACAAGACAATGACTGTCGCATACTGTTTGACGAAAATGGTAATGCATTAAGTCCTGAGAACTCAAGCTTAGACTTAGATAGAATCAAAGGCAGTAAAAAATCTATATACCTAAACTCAGGCAACCCCTTCAATGGTCTTGAGGGATACTGTTGCGATGGGTGTTGGTATTTTGATTACGCTATTGGAGCACGATATGGACTCAACACCGAAACAGCAAACGCCAACCCTACCTTTTCTATAAACAAAAAGGGAGGTGTAATAAACTTTGACTCTCAAATGGCTAATCAAGTATGTATACTTGAGTATGTGTCTGATGGAATGGAGGGCGGAGACAATGCATCAATAAGCTTGAATAAACTATTCGAGGAATACATCTACGCTTACATCGAGTATTCTATTTTAAGTTCTAAGCTAAACGTGCAGGAGTACATTATAGCTAGAGCACGTAAGCGAAAAGGGGCACTCCTTAGAAATGCAAAGATTAGAATAAGCAATATACATCCCGGCAGACTCTTAATGAATCTAAGAGGCAGAGATAAATGGATAAAGTAGTATGGCAAATACGCAGAGAAATTTTATAAAGGGTAGAATGAATAAAAGCCTTGATGAAAGGCTTTTACCTAATGGTGAGTATGTAGATGCGCTGAACGTTAGACTCGGCTCTACTGAAGATTCTGAGATTGGTTCCGTTGAAAACACAAAGGGAAATGAATCACTTACCACAATTGGTTTTGATGGAACGAATCTTTCTGCAAACGCTAGATGTATAGGGGCTTTTGAGGAGGGTGAGGATGAGACCTTGTATTGGTTTGTTCACGACCCATCTTTTGGTGCAGGAGCCACCGGCAAGCTTGACCTTATAATGTCATACAACACTAGCACTGAGGTGTTGACCTATCACGTCATAAGCATTGATGATGGGGGTGGTGTAAATACGACGTTAAATTTTGACGAGCAGTATCTTATAACAGGAGTAAACAAGATTGACGATTTATTATTTTTTACGGACAATCTTAATCCTCCTCGCTTCATAAATGTTACTAGCTCTTATAATCTACCTGTAACGAACATAGACCAAATCACATCAGAAGAATTTTTGGTTATAAAGAAGCCACCTGTAAACTCTCCATCAATAGTATCAAGAGCTTCGACGAGCGATAATAATTATTTGGAGGAAAGATTTTTATCTTTTGCTTACAGATATAGGTACGCTAATAATGAGTACTCTGCTACATCACAGTTTTCTAATCCATCGTTTATACCAAAAGCGTTTGACTTTGATACACAAAGTTTTTTGAATCAGGGGATGGTTAACTCTACCAACGTATGTGATATAACATATAATAGTGGAGGTGAGTTGGTGGTTGGCATAGACCTGCTGTTCAAGGATATGAACACGGGAACCATTAAGGTTATTGAAAAGCTTGACAAGTCAGAACTTGGATTAGCAAACAATACCGACTACACCTACACTTTTAGTAATAGCAAGGTATTTACTGTTCTTGCTGACTCAGAGATTCTTAGGCTGTACGATAATGTTCCCAAATTAGCTAAGGCTCAGACATTGATGGGCAATAGGTTGATGTATGGTAACTACCTAGAAAACTATGACCTTACAGACCTTAATGGAAATGCTGTAAAGCTTGAGTACCAAACATCTCTTTTTACAGAGGATGTAGGAGAAGTGGAACTTACAGGAAGCAGTATTACATCAGGAACTTATACGGTAGATGGTAGCGTTACTCCCACTGCTTGTGTGGCACAAATAGACTTGTCGGGGGTAGAGCTAAAAGCTCAGGCTTTATTATCAATATCATTTACAATAGAGCACGATACCACGGCATCAGGAACGGGAGCTCCATTCAATACCGCTACCACACCTGTAACATCAATCAACTTTGACTATGTACTTCAGCAAGACTTTGCTAGTGTATATGATTTAGCACAAGACCCTAACTTTATTAGACGTGTAGGGGAGTTAGTATTAAAGTCTTCAGGAAGTAATACAAGTGTAACTGTCAACAAGCTAGTAGATTCAGGTGCCAACTTTGTTGGAGATGGTGTGGAGATAGGGGACTTCGTAACAAACAATACAACAAATCAGCAGGTAGCCGTAACGGCTGTGGCTGCTACTGAGTTGACGTTGGATGGGGATATATTTACAGCATCTCCCGAATCGTATTCCGTTTATTCTTCAAACAGTATAAGAGATGTGTCTCAGGCTTGTAATGGTCTTACATTGACGGATGACTTGAACTGTGCGTCTGCAGCTACTCTAAGTACTTATAGTAAAACAACAAGTGGTATTGACACATTGCCTGAGCCTGTAAAAATTATATCTTCTCCAACTTCCAATATCATAGGTCTTCAGATTTTAGCTATGAAGTATGAGGATGGGGCAAGTAGTGCTTTTGAATATTATACCATAGCTAATCTAAGTGCTACATATAGAGAGTTGGGTAATCCAAAAAGCTTACATAGTAATCGAGGATATGAAATAGGCATCATTTATATGGATGAGTTTAATCGCTCGACCACAGCATTAGTTAGTGAGAATAACACAGAGCACGTTCCTTGTGGTAATGCAGACTTGACCAATAGGATAAAGGTAACGATACCCGTTCAGCAGTTAGCTCCGTCTTGGGCTACGAGATACAAGTTTTGTATCAAGGCAACCAAGGATACTTACGAAACCATCTACACTAACTTGTTCTTTGATGATGTCGTTGCAGGGGCTAAGTGGTTTATCCTTGAGGGAGAAAACTCAAGAAAGGTTGAGGATGGAGATGAGCTTATCGTCAAGACAGATACTAGCGGTCCACTAAATAGATGTGAGACAGCAACAGTATTAGATAAGGAGGCGAAAGAGGCTGACTTTATATCGCCTGCACCAACAGATGCATCAGGCAACGTTCTTGATGTACCTGCAGCAGTTTACATGAAGATGCGTGTAAATAATTTTTCAACTCAACAGCCTGACCTTCCGTTGGTGGCTCCCGGTAAAGTTTCAACGTGTGAAAAAGGACGCGGAGATTTTCCTAGAGTTTCAACTCCTATTGGGTCTATAGCGAATCCTGATTTTGATTCAAGTGCTGCTATTGGTCCTCTCAATGCTCCTTTTATAACATACACTATTCCGTCAGGCTCACGCATTACCATAAAGGCTGAGTTTTTAAGAAAGGGTTCAGGTGCTGCATGCGAGAAAAGATTCGGTCCTGATGTTGATTTAACACTTACAGCGACTCAAGACTATAGCACATTTTATGATTGGTGGATAGGTGATGGTGTGGCTGCCTTGTTGAATAACGGACCCAAAGGAACGGACAACCCAACAGCCTGCGACCCTGAGAATGTTTTTCTTCCAACTGTTTTACTAACATCTTTGGGTCAAACTGCTGCCGATGTGCCTACGGATTTATGCCAAAATAATTGGCAGTTTTTAGAGGATGATGATAATACATCTAGCACGTTTGGTGAAGTAAGATTAGTGGTTACAGGTACGAGAGCCTGTGGAATTACTAAAAAGAAACAAGCGTGTATTGACTTGAATATTAGTGTCCTTCGTGCAGATAACTTCTTGGTGTTTGAGACACAACCTCAAGATGCTTTACCTGATGTGTGGTATGAAAGTTCTACGTCATATCCAATTGATACATCTACAGGATACCACACAGGAAACGAGCAAAATCAAAATGCATCTCAACCTGCGATTATCCTTACTGAGTTCTTTAACTGTTATTCTTTTGGTAATGGTGTGGAGAGCTACAAGATTAAGGACTCAATAGTTGGTAAACCTCTTGAACTTGGTAATCGAACGACTACCACTTCGGCAGAAGACTACAGAGAGATTAGAAGGTTCGCTGATATAACGTATAGTGGGGTATACAACGACGAGTCTAATGTTAACAAGCTAAACGAGTTCAACCTTGGTTTACTAAACTTCAAGGCTCTTGAGGATATATACGGACCTATCACATTGTTGGATGGCAGGGAGACAGACATACTTACTCTGCAGGAGGATAAGATATCTTACGTGCTCACAGGCAAGAACTTGCTATCTGACTCAGCAGGAGGTGGCTCTGTTTCATCTGTCCCCGAGGTGTTAGGTACACAGATTGCGCGTATCGAGGATTATGGAAACAGCAACAATCCTGAGAGCTATGCGAAGTGGGGACCTAATAAATTTTTTACAGATGCAAAGAGAGGTGCAGTAATTCAGCTTAGAGGCTCAAGTGCACAGAACGAACAGCTTACTGTTATATCTGAGGCAGGTATGCGTAACTACTTTAGAGACTTATTTATACAAGACTTCAACACTCAGAAGCTTGGAGGGTATGACCCATATATGAATGAGTATGTTCTGAGTGGTAATACTACCCAACTGCCTGCAGAAGAAGAGTGTATCAACTGTGGAACTAGAAGGGTTTACAAACCTAAGAAGGCTACACCTGTTAGCTTCTGTGTTGACTTAGGTGGATTGGTAGGAGATGTTACGGTAACTTATAATGTTACATCATTGGTGGGTACATCGACAGCCATACAGGCTACCTATGATGGTGTGCCAACAAGCAGTGGACCTGTTGGTATAGGCATAGGTACTCTCACATTTAATAAAGATAAAGTGGGTGTCGAAAAAGCATTTATACTACTAACAGCAACAGATGAGGCTACCATTGACTTTAAGATAACTTGCCCTAATGCATTGAATATGACTCTTATTCAGGTATGCGTAAGCTCTGATGATGACTCGGGTGAATTAATACACAACGAATACAGATGGAATGACACATCTTTTGTTTCGCCTCTACATTCTAACCAAATAGTTTTAGGCTCAGGGAGTGGTTTGATAGTATCGCAATACTTATTTATTAATAGCCCTCAAGGTGCAGGCATTATACCTGCTGATGGAGCAACTGTAGATGTAAGAAGTAACAGGATTTTATCTAGTGGTGATGACTTTGATTTTAATACTGCACAGCACGAATTACTATTTTTGAGAAGCAGCACATTGTACAGTAACAACACTACGGATATAACTAATCTATTAGCTGCTGCAACTCAGATAACTCCTGTGACGGGAGGACCTAACCTTTACCAAGGAAGTTTTACAATGCCTACATCAACTGACGAATACTTATATTTGATTTATGATTACAGAGATAAGCAACAGGTTACATTGTGTTATTCTTCCACAAGTCTTCAGGATTCGTGTTGCGGGTGTTAAACGATAAAATAAAATAAATGGCAACATCAGGAACATACTACCTAGACGGACCAACATTAGCCACTGCTACGGCAGTTTACACGGATGCTGCAACTACTACTCCTGCAGCTGATGGTTGGTACTCTGACGGAACGATATCTCGTGAACAGACGAGTGGGCTGTTGGGTATTGTTCAAACGTGTCCTACTTGCCCATAAAAAATAAACTATGTCAGTAACAACACCTTTTACAGTAACGTATAGTGAAAGCTCTCAAGGGTTTCCATCGTTTTATTCCTACATTCCTGATTGGATTGTTGGTATGAATCAGTATCTGTATACGTTTAAGGGTGGTAATCTTTACAGACACAACAGCGATGCTGTGGATAGAAACTCTTTTTATGGTGACCCTGTTGTTTCATCCACCATAACAACCGTATTTAATCAAGCCCCACTTCAAAACAAAATATTCAAGACCATAAACTTGGAGGGTGATGATGCTTGGAAGGCTACCATAGTATCTGACTTACAGACCACGGGGCTTATCGAGGCTTCATACTTTGAGAAAAAGGAGGCGGCTTGGTTTGCCTTTGTAAGAAACAATGGACCGACAGGAGCAAACACAGTAGAGTCTGAGTGGGAACTACGCTCTTTAAATGGTATTGCAAGCAGCTCAAGTGTAGCAGGGGTAGGCGCAGCTGTTCAGGTGAACTTTTCTACATTGGTAGATATAGGGAGTATTATTAGTGTGGGTGACAATCTTTATTATGCTACGCCATCTACACCACCTGCAACATCAACGCCTATATTTGCAGGGGAAGTAACACAGATTAATGTAGACCTACCGAATGGTATCAACCAAATAGTTGTTGACACAACCGTAGTGGGCGCAGTACCTCCACCTAACCAAACCGACTACTTCTTATTTATCAAGAACCCTATTGCTGAGTCTCACGGGATACTTGGTCACTTTGCTGAAATTAAGCTTGAGTTGCCCAACACTATTACTGCAGCTTCAGAGCTTTTTGCTGTTGAGTCGGAGATAATGAAATCGTTCCCATAAAATTAGTATCTTTATACGCAGATGAGTTTAACTGTTAGACCATTACAGGATAGCGACTACGATTCTATTCTTGTGAAGTGGTGGAAAGATTGGGAGTGGGAACCTACACCTAAAGACTTTCTACCTCAGGACGGCACAGGCGGTCTGATGGTTATGGATGGCGATGAGCCTGTATGTGCAGGGTTTGTTTACACCACCAA